CAAAACTCGGTGGGTCATTCTGGCTCACTTGTTTACTGCACAAGCATAAGTTAGGCTTCTAGTGCGAGTTAAGTCTTCTCTCCGTCTTCTTCAATTTAACGTAGGAAATTTTATTGAATGCAATGTCAACAACATCATCAAGCGGAGAGAGTTACAGAGTTGCTGCCTTTACACCTGGAGGTCGCAAACCCAGACGAACATTTGAATCAGGAGGTAGAAGAAAGTGGGTTAGAAGGGAAGAACCCACTGGTGAATCCAATTCAGCTGATAAAGGAAACCAGAATGCAGTATGCGATAAGATCGATGAAGTTCTCAAAAGAACGGAAACGATTGAGTCCTATCTTAGCTCTGGTCCCTCAGCAAAAGACAAGAAGGACCGTGAAAGACCAGCCGATATTGATACTATCCCCGAAAGATTGGGCGGCGCTGTCATCTCTTCATACCCTCAGAAATCGTCAAAATTGTATGACATTCTGAACCACATTGCTTCTTTTGTCACCGTTGTCATGATCTTCGTGAACACTATGTATTACTTTTCGTTTTGCAATAAGAGTTACGCGAAGTATGATGAAGGAGATAAGTTGCTCTGTGAAGGTATAAATTTGGGCGTCGGGATTATGTGGCTATTAGCGGCATTTTTATTGATCGTCTGTTACCCTGTTGCCTTTGTAGTCCTCAGATATTTCATCACCTATCAACAACTTGTGATCTTCAAGAAGTGTACGATTAAGGAGATGAAGGACTTACGTGGTGACATTGAGGCAATCAGTGATTTGGTCCATAGAAAAGTGGTGGAGACTGAAATACAGTTAGGTGAGCGATGGGGACTGAGTCTGCCAATTTTATTTGGAGATCAGGATGTTCTCACCGTGGAACCTTTCTTGTATAAAGACTTCATCTATGCGGAACCTACTGTCGATGAAGAACAGCTGTCCCAATTATTGGTTCATTCTGTCTGTCCTCCAAATTCAGATCGTGATACAGTTTGGGCACGTATTAATCAAGTCAACAAAACCCTCCACACCGTGAATTATAATCGCGCAAACTACTTAAGTACTGGCATGACACGTCAGGAAACAGCAGCTGTTGCGATGGCGATTTACGTGTGTTATCAAAGCCGAATTTCTAAGATGGTTTTTCGGCTGAGCCTAGTGGCCCTATAAAATATGTGAAGCTTGGGTATCGAGCAAGCGACGGCTTGATGCCTGAGTTTCACAATTTAGACCCTAAGGTTGACATCTCACTCAAAGATACATATGAGATAGAAACACCTAGGGCTATAGTAGGAGTGTCGCTAGGCTGCCACGTGGAGGGTGTGGCATTACCGCATCCGGATACAAAAGACCAGGAGAGCGCATTGGTGGGAGCCAGTATGCGCATGGGTCGCGAGCCACTTGTGAAGAACCGCATAACGTTGAGGCGGTACAAGAAGTTCGTTAAAAGGTTTGATAGAAAACATTTCAAGCCGCTATCCCCGGATACGGATTTAAGCTTCGAAAAATGGATAGTAACAAGACCTTACCCAGAATGGCGTAAGGAAGAATTGAAGGCTGTGTTTCAGGACATTAAGCTGATGACGATTGAGGAGCGTTACATCGTTGTCAAGTGCTTTATTAAAGATGAGACATATCCCGCTTTTAAGTTTGCACGTGGCATTTATGCACGGTCGGACTATTTTAAATGCATCTTCGGACCTTTAGTTGCTGCAGTTGAGGAGGAAGTTTACAAACACCCTGCTTTCATCAAGAAGATTCCAATTAAGGACAGACCTCAGTACATTAGAGATCGTTTAGGAAACCTTGACAAATTGCTGTTTGCTACGGACATTACATCCATGGAAGCAGCATTTGATCCAGGTCTCATGGACGCTTGTGATATAACTCTGATGGACTACATGTGTTCAAGATTAGATTCAGCTTGGTGGGAAAAGGTTTACTCTGTTCCAAAGGGTGAAAATTTGTGTTCGTTTAAACATTTCTTATTTAAAATTGTAGCTCGTAGGATGTCTGGAGAAATGTCAACTAGCGTTTTTAATGGTCATGCGAATTTAACTTCAATTCATTTCCTATGCCAGGAAAATGGACTCGGAGAACCCGTCGAAGTAGTTGAAGGTGACGACGGATTGTTCACAACGAGTTCAGGGAAGGCACCAACGCCCAAGGACTATGCGGAGATCGGTCTTAGGGTGAAACTGGAACAGCACGAGAGTTATGCGACAGCATCCTTTTGTGGAATCATATTTGATGAGAGTGACATGATAAATGTTACAAACCCACTCGAAGTTCTTGTTGAGTTCGGTTGGGCGAATTCTCGATATGTTGGTTCTAATAAAGGAAAGCTGTTGAGCTTACTTCGATGCAAGTCCCTATCTTACCTTCATCAGTACTATGGTTGCCCAGTCATTCAAGAAATGGCATTGTATGGATTGAGAATGTCCAGATCCTTTCAAGTTAAGGAATTCATTGAGAAGAGTCGTGTCTTTTCAATGTGGGAACGTGAGCAGTTAAGACAGGCTGTAAACGATGATAGTATTGATTTAATAAATGGTAGGGATGTTCCAATGAATACCCGGTTGTTAGTAGAACGGCAATACGGCATAACAGTCGAAATGCAACTACAATTGGAAGAATACTTTAGGGGTTTGTCGAAGTTGACTCCTTTAGTGTTAGACTGTCTAGATTTCCCCACGGACTGGATTAGGTACGGCTGTCACTATGTCGCACCTCGAAATGTTCCCTTCGTGGCCCAGCAGAGGATGAATCGCGAGATTCTATCTTACCTGGGAAAGAGACTCAAGAAACGCAGTAGACCCT